ACCGCCGCACAACCCTGATGCTGTTGCTCGGCGTGTTCGAGGCAAACCTGGCCGGGATCGAGGCCTTGGCCAAGAAGATCGACGCGCTACGCGGCGATGAGCAAGGGCTGCGCGAGGCTGTGCTGAATGGCCACAACCTGCGCCACGACAAACACCACGACTGGATCGAAGAGCGTATGAGTAGCGATTGCGAAATCGGTTGCGAGTGGGCGGCCAAGAAGATGCGCGAAGAGGCCAAGGAGGCGGCCGACGCCAAAGAGAACGCCAGACTCGACAAGCGCGCCGCGCGTGATGCGCTGATTCGCCAAGGCGTTGTCGTGCTGCTGACGGTGGCGACAACGATCATCGGTACTGTGTGGGTGATCAAGTAGAGCAATGGGCCGCAGATCAGACATCGATTGGGAAAAGATTGAGCGATTGTTCCGCCTTGGGCAAGACACAGACGTAGAGATTGCTAAGAAGTGTGGAGTTGCAAGATCGACAATGCTGCGCCGGGCCAAGAAAGAAGGCTGGACTAAGGATCTGTCGAAGCAGGTAAAGCTACAGACAAAGGCCCGCGTGAGTGCGGGAATCGTACAGGCTGCTACAGAAAAGCTACAACAATCGGACAACTTCAATCGGACAGCGGTTGAAGTAGAGGCAATCAGCAATGCTTTAATGATTGCGGAGCACGAGAAGGTCGGCACCAAGAGCCGGGAACTGTTTTCAACAATCTTGGACAAGATCAGCGAGCAGGTAGCAAGCACGCCGGCCGTTGAGTCGGTGGCGAAGATGGTTGAGGCGCAAGACCCGATGGCGCTTCCGGCGCTGCGGAAGATTTTGGCGTTGCCCAGCTACGTTGATTCGGCCAAGAAGGCGACCGAGGGCGCGGCGAAGGCGGTTGAAATAGAGCGCAAGGCGCGCAACCTGGATGATGTTGATCCGAACCCAGACGAACCAATCACGGTGATCGAGCGCCGCATCATCGACGTTCCGGCAAAGTGAGTTCGTTGGTCATTGATACGCCGCGGGTGTACGTGCCGCTGCTGGAGCCCGCGCGATATAAAGGTGCCCACGGTGGCCGTGGTTCTGGAAAATCGCACAACTTCGCCGAGTTGATGGTTGAAGACTGCCTGCGCGAGCGAGGAACGCGAGCAGTGTGCATTCGCGAGGTACAGAAGTCGCTCAAAGAGTCGTCAAAGCGACTGATTGAGGACAAGATCGAGAGGTTCAAGCTCACCAGGTCTGGGTTCAAGGTGTTCAATGAGGTCATCCAGACCCCCGGCGACGGGTTGATCATCTTCCAGGGCATGCAGGACCACACCGCCGAGACGATCAAGTCGCTGGAGGGCTTTCGCCTGGCATGGGTCGAGGAAGCGCAAACGCTGTCCGCGCGGTCTCTAGCGCTGCTTCGTCCGACGATTCGTGAAGAAAACTCGGAGTTGTGGTTCTCGTGGAATCCGCGACGCAAGACCGATCCGGTGGATGTGATGTTGCGTGGTCCGGAGCTTCCTACCGGCGCTGTTGTGGTGCGATCGAACTGGTCAGATAACCCGAAGTTTCCGACGGTGCTGGAGAACGAGCGTCTGGATTGCCTGCGGACCGACGCCGACCAGTACCCACATATATGGGAAGGCGAGTACGCCACGGTGTTGAGTGGCGCCTACTACGCGAAGGTGTTGGCGGAAGCGCGCGCGCAAGGCCGGATTTGTCGGGTGCCGTATGACCCGCTGATGACGTTTCAGGTGTTCTGCGACATCGGCGGTACCGGCGTTCGGTCTGATGCGTTTGCAATGTGGGTTGCTCAGTTCATTGGGCGGGAACTCAGGGCGCTGAACTACTACGAAGCCCAAGGGCAGCCGCTCGGGACGCATATCCAGTGGCTTCAGATGAACGGGTACAACCCCGGAAACACGCAGATTTGGCTGCCGCACGACGGCGCGACGCGGGACCGGGTGTTTCCGGTATCGCATGAATCCGTGCTGCAGCAGGTTGGCTACAACGTGATGACTGTGCCGAACCAAGGTCCGGGTGCCGCAATGATTCGTGTCGAAGCTGGGCGGCGTAATTTCCCGGCCATCGTGTTCAACGAGGCCACAACAGCGCCAGGCATTGAGGCGATCGGCTGGTATCACGAGAAGAAGGACGAGGCGCGAAACATGGGGCTTGGTCCCGATCACGACTGGTCGAGCCACGGGTCGGACGCGTTCGGCCTGATGTGCTGCGTTTTTGAGTCAGAGGCGTCGTCGCGCGGGCAGCCGCCACCGAAGGCCGAGAAGGTGCGGGCATACAACTGGCGATTAATGTAACAACAACAGGACACCCATGGGCGATATGCACAACTCGATGATCGAGCAGGGCCAGGAAGGCGGGCGAATCGTGTCTGCATCGGCCCCGCTCAATGCCGTCACCGAAATGGAGCCCGTCGAGTTCGCGAACATCATTTCGGAGATTCAGGAACAGCCGGCATGGCGCACCAACGCCGACGTGGAAGACGACTTTTACGACGGCAATCAACTGGATTCCGAGACGCTGACGGCGATGGCGGATCTTGGGATGGCGCCCTGCATCGAGAACCTGATGGCGCCGACCATCGACGCCGTGCTCGGACTGGAGGCCAAGACGCGCCTCGATTGGAAGATCACCACCAACGCCGACGAGGATTTCGCCGAGGTCGCCGAGGCGATGAACTACCGGATGAAGCAGGCCGAGACCGAGGCCATGGCCGATCGCGCGTGTTCCGATGGATTCGCCGCGCAAGTCAAGGTAGGGCTTGGTTGGGTTGAAGTGGCGAGGGAACATAACCCCTTCCTCTACCCGTACCGCGTCGGTTACGTGCCGCGCAACGAGATATTCTGGGACTTCCGCGGCAAACGGCCCGATACGCTGGATTGGCGCTACCTCGTGCGCAAGCGCTGGCACGACGTCGATGTCATCCAGAAGACGTTTCCCGACAAGGCTGAACTGCTGAACCTGTCATGCGCGGGCTGGTCAGGCATGGACCCGACCATGCTGATCGACGGCGGGCGTAGCACCGGTCTGGCCATGGACTACGGCAGGGAGCGCGGCTGGACGCACGAAGAGCAGGAGTGGCGCGACACCTTTCGCAAACGGCTCTGCCTGTCCGAGGTCTGGTATCGCCGCTGGATCCGCGGCCATGTGCTGAAGACGCCGGACGGCCGCGTGATCGAGTTCGACCGCAAGAACCGGGATCACGTCGAGGCGGTGGCCTACAACCTGGTGGAAGTGAAGTCGGCGCTTTACACCAAGGTCCGGCTGGCATGGTTCTGTGGCCCGCACAAGTTGGCCGACATGCCGACGCCGTACAAGCACGACAAGTTCCCCTATGTGCCGTTCTTCGGCAAGCGGGAAGGCATGACCGGCGTACCGTACGGCCTCGGCCGGGCGATGAAGCCGCTGCAGGAAGAGATCAACGCGCGCAACACCAAGCAGACGTGGCTGTTGGCGGCCAAGCGCGTGACCATGACCGAGGGAATCACCAAGGACTCGCCGGAAATGGTACGGCGCGAAGCAGCGCGGCCCGATGCCATGCACGTCCTGGATCCGCAGAAACTTGCGCAGGGCGGTCTTTTCAAGGTCGAAACAGACTTCCAGCTGAACACCCAGCAGTACAACGCCTTGGTCGACAAGCGGCAGGCGCTGAAGAATGTCGCCGGCGTCTATGCCAGCTTCGAGGGCAATCAGAAGGGCTCAATCTCAGGGGTCGCCGCCAATACGCTGGTCGAGCAGAGCACGCAGACACTGGCCGAGATCTTCGACAACTACCAGTTCGCGCGGCGCCAGGTCGGAGACCTGCTGATGTCGCTGATTATCGAGGACATCGGCGACAAGCCCACCGAAGTCAAGATCGACAACGAGATCAACGGCGCCAAGACCGTGAAGCTCAACGTACCCGACGAGCGCGGCATGCTCACCAACGACGTGCAGCGCGCACGGCTCAAGGTGGCGCTGTCCGATGTGCCTGGCACCGCCAGCTACCGCCAGCAGCGCCTGTCGGCCCTGACCGAGATCACCAAGAGCCTGCCGCCGCAGTTCCAGGGTCTGGTTCTAGACTTCGTGATGGCGGCTACCGACCTGCCAGAGCGCGGCGAGATCGTGAAGCGGTTGCGCAAGGCGCTGAACCTGGGCGATCAGGAAGCCCCAAAGACGCCGGAAGAAGCCCAAGCGATGCAGGCAGCGCAGGCAGAGCAGGCTCAGGCCGCAGCGCTCCAGCAGCGCGCCATTGAACTCGACCTTGCCGGGAAAGAGGCTGATAACGCCAAGAAAAATGCCGACGCCCAGAAGGTATCTGCCGAGGCTGCACGTCTGCAACATGACCTTGAAGCCAGCCAATCCGCTGCATCACCCAGAGAGCAAGAACTTGCCGCGCAACTTCAGCAGATCATCCAGCAGGCGACCGCAGAGCGCGAGGCTATGCAGCAGAGGCTCGCGGAGACGCAGGCCGAATACGAAAGAAATCTGGCAGAGGTCAATGACGCCCTTGCAAGCGCCACGTTGGCAGCCGAGAACAAAAAAGGCGATAGCGAAAGCGCCGTGCGAATCGCGGAAATACAGGCGGACGCAGCGGTTCGCACGGCGGAAGTCGAAGCCGAGGCTAAGGCGCAAGGGGAACAACTGCGAGCCGATCTTGGCAAGCAGATGCAGGCGTTCAGTGACCAGATTACAGCGGTCATGAATGAGCTTTCGAGTATCAAGAATCAGCGCCCCGAGAAAGAAGAGTCCATTGTTCCGAACATCACCATCCCAATCACGATCGAGCGATCGAGCGGGAAGAAGACCGCCAAGATGACAAAGAATCCTGACGGAACCTACAGCTACGAAATGCAAGAGCAGCCCGACGAAGAAAAGGAGTAAACCATGTCCCTATCCAACGCATCCGAATCCGATTCCCTTGACTGGATCCTGAAAGGCACGGATCCGGCGTGGCGCGCCGGAGCAACTGGGTATCTCGCGCTCGTTACCGGGGTCTCTGTCGATGAAGCCGACCCGCTGGCGAACGAATGCAACTACACCGGCTACTCGCGGATTCCAATGACGAAATCCTCTTCATGGAGCGGCACCGGAGCCTCGCGCACCAATGCCAACCTGTTGCAATGGGGGAAGCGCACCGATGCCGGCGCGACGCAGACCGCAACGCATGCGGTGTGGTGCGATACGGCCAGCGGCGCCGTGAATATGTCGCTCATCATCCCGCTCAATGACAACCTGGACATCGGGCTCAACATTCGCCCGCAAGTCGAGGCTGGTGGCCTTACCGTCACCGCAGCGTAAGCCATGGGATTCGACGGCTGCAGCGACATGGGCCTGGCCGACGAGGAAGGCCGGACACACTTCTGTTCGTTCCGGAAAGTGCCGTCCCAGGCATCCACGGCCTACGGGTGGTGCGACTTGTCCATGGCTGCCGGCAACCCGCCGCCTCAGTATTACGCAGCAAGCCCGCTTGAGGCGGCGCGGCTCGACGGGTTCCGCGGGATCTTCCACGGCGACGACAAGGCGCCGAGCACCATGCACTTGGTCGATTGGAACATCACGACGCCAACTGCCGCACTCGTCGGCCATTACAAGTTGCTGCGGTTTGGGATCTACTACCCGTTCATCGATGGTGATTCGCTCGATCAGCAGGATCTCGTCAATGCCGTATCGCCGGAGAACGCGCCGGCCGATGGGTGGCGGGTTATGGCGGTTGCTGTGGCGCCGACGATCGGCGGCGGCAGCTTCACCTACACCTATACCCGGAACGGGGTTTCGCGCACGTCGCCGGTGATTGCGCTGAATACGGCCGTCACCAACATCGCCAGCATCATCACCGACTATCCTGCGGTAGCCAATGCGGGCGGGACTCCGTTCCTGCCGATGCACCATGAGGATACCGGAGTCGATCGCATCGATTCGGTGACTTTCATTGGCGCGGCTGGTGGCCTGATTGCCCTGGTGCTGGTGCATCCGATTGCCGACATTGCAATCCGCGAGATCAACACGCCGGCAGAAAAGTCGTGGCCGATGATGTCGCCAGGTGCGCCGCGGATCCATGACGGCGACTACCTCGGGATGATCGCCTGCCCGGTCGCCTCTGTCGCGGCTGGCATCATTGCTGGATTCATGAATTTCTCCTGGAGTAGATAGCCATGGGCTACACATCGCAAGACGATATTACGACGCAACTGACGGCCGGCAAGTCCGTCCGTCCGGAATCGACCAAGCAGACGACCCCGGCGCACACGGCTGGCGGCTGGCACCTGCTGGCTGGCTTGATCGGATCGCCGCAACCAACGACCTGGCCCGGGACGACGTTGAACTGGACGGGATGCAACGAATCGACCGGCGATGGCACTACCGTATTCGGCATCCAGCACGGCGGGAATCCGGGCGGATCGGCTACCAAGCACCTACTTTCGATTGGAGCGCAGGTAGTCGCTGCCGCCGGCGCACCGTGGCAGTTAAAGCTCGTCGATCTGATCGGCTACTACAAACTGACGGGGACCGATGTCACTGGAACCGGCGCGCGAACCCTGGTCGGCACTCCAACGCATCGCTACGGCAACGGCGACGGTGTGCAGGCTTGTATCGTTTCCACGACTGCGCCCACTGGCGGAGGCCCGAACGTATCGGCCTCAAGCTACACCAACGCGGCCGGCACCACGACGCGGGCATTTCAAGGTACGCCAAGCTGCGGCGCCGCGGCCGATGCCTACGCTTCTCGCGTGCTTCACTCTGGCAATGCCTCCGGGCGCTATGGCCCGTTCCTTCCGATGCAGGGCGGCGACACCGGCGTTCGCAGCATCCAGTCGATCACCCTGTCAGGCGGTACGGCCTACACCGGATCCGGCGTTCTGGCGATATGCCTGGTCAAGCCGCTGGCCGATATTGCCGTCCCTGTTACCGGCATGTGGTCCGAGCGCGACCTGGTGACGCAGTTGCGCAGCCTGCCGAAGATCGCGGACGGCGCGTGTCTCGCCTGGATGATGTTCTCGACCGGCGCGACAACCAACTTGTCGCCGGTTTCCACGGCGCTTGACATCGGATGGGGCGGGTAATGGACGCGAAACAGATCAAGGCGCTCGTCGATGACTTCTCCCAATGGAATGGCAACGCCTACACCTTGGCAACCCTTGTGGCAGCGGCGCAGCGCGAGGCCGACGCTGACAAGGCCGAGGCCGCTGGGCAGCAAGAGCTTGCAGACCAGATACGGGGCGGGTGATGCTGATTAACAACGGTGTGCGGTACGGTGGCGGTCCGATGCGCTTCGAGGGCGGGCCGAACGCCTACACGGCCGGGGTGCATAGCCAACCGGCGCAGACACCGGCCGGCTACGCGAACTTTGTTCATGGCGAGGCCACCGTAGGCAGTGCCGCGCCTGCCTTTGGAATCCCGCATGGAGTACGCCATCCTGCAACCTGGATGATGGGCGAGGTCGGCGGGGCGATCAAATCGTTCCGCCTGGGTGGCATGGAGATCGACGCGAATGCGACCGGGGAACGCGGCCTGCCGACAACCGGCGCGACCACGATCCAGATAGACGGGACCGCCGCGGGCGGCCTGATCGTCGGCGCTACGGGAACAGCGACCATCAGCATTGACGGCACCGCGGCCATTGTCGCCACGTTGAACGGGACCGGATCGGCAACCATCCAGATAGACGGCGCCGCGATCATGGGCGCGGAAGTCTCGGCGGTTGGCTCCGCTACGCTATCCATCGACGGATCGGCCGAGATCATGGCCATCGGCTACATGACCGGGACGACGGAGGAAACCATTACCCTGACGCCGGCCAGTATTGCGACTGCTGTATGGCAGTTCCTGATCGGCGGCACCACGGAAGCGCAGGACTTGCTTTCTACGGCCGGATCTGGCGGGGTGGATTATGAAACGCTTTGGGCCTCGATGCCTACCGCATTGAAACAGTCGCTTGCCGCGTATGTGCTGGCAGCAGCGCAAGATGACCCGATTCACGCCAACATGAAGGAAACGAACGACGAGGCGATCATCGGCGACGGCACCGCCGCCGACAAGTTCCGATCGCATTTGGTGCCCTGATGTGGGGCGATCTGTCGTTCGATGTCCGGTCGTTTTCGCCGGATTCGTTTGGCCCATCCTGGGGGCTTACTTGGGAAGCGGCGCAAGAGCTTGCTGAATACACAGATAGCGGCGGCGCCGATGGAAAAGGTAAGGTCAAGACGCGCAGCGCAATGCGCGAGGCGACGCCATCCTATCCGTGGTACGCGAAAGACAGGAATAAACAGGAAAGCGGCAACATTCCTGTCGATTCAAATGCTATTGCGTCAAATGTTAATGGTTATGATGACGTTGGCGGGACAACTGCGCCCGAAAAAAAGCAAGAAGAATCAGATGCCAGCAAGTCGAGACAGATACTTGCCCAAGTAGATCAGGCGAGTAACAGCATTCTCCTTGCAAAAAAGACTCTCAACCAGATCACCAATGCATCGGCGCTTGCCATTCGGAAGCGAAAAGAGGACGAAGAGGCTGCCATGTTGATGGCGTTCTTGGTTCTTGCCGACGACGATTAGATTTCTACGCACGGCCAGCGATAAGGCCACAAGAGCAAGCCGCCGCCAGGCGGTTTTTTTTCGTCCCAACAAAACTCCTTACGCATCCCAGCGAGACGGGACGCGGCGAATACCCGCGACGGAGAAACAGCGATGCAAACCACTGCAGCAGCACCAGCAGCACCCAGCAGCAGCACGAACTTTGCGGCAAACCCTGACTTGCTGGCCAACATGAGCGACGACCAAATCGACGCCCTGGCCGGCAATGCCAACGATGCCGCCGCCGCAATCAAGGTCGGAGAGGGCGATACCGATGCCAGCGCAACGCCCGGCGCTGATGGCAAGTCGACCGAGAAGCCCGCGGAAGCCACGCCGGGAAGCACTGCCGAGCCCACCAAGGCCGCAGCGGAACCCGTGAAGGAAGTTCTCGCGCAAGATGGGAAGCACACCATCCCCTATTCGGTACTGGAGCGCGAACGTAACCGCGCCATCCAAGCCGAAGCCACGGCCGCCGCCCTCGCCGAAGAAGTCAAGCAGTTGCAGGCAGGGAAGAAGCCGGATGCCGACAGCGCCGCAGCCGCGTTGTCCGAGGAAGACCTGGCGCAGTTGGATCAGGATCTGCCGGGAGTGGCGAAAGTCATTCGCGCCCAGATGACCATGATCGAGCAGCTTACCGGGTCTGTGAAAAGCATCAAGGCGGGACAGGATGTGCAGGAGAGATCAGCCGAGCAAGTGCGAATCGATGCCGAGGAAGCCGCCATTGCGGCCAATCCGGAACTGGTTGCGCTGCGCACGGCCATGGCCGCCAACGACCCGAAGGCCGCCGCAAGGTGGAACACCGTGGTTGATGCCTACAGCGCTCTGTCAAACGATCCCGATTTGGTTGGCCTTCCAACGGCGGACCTGATCAATCGCGCAGCGCAGGGCGTGAAAACGCTTTATGGCGGCAACCTTCTCCCGGCTGGCACGGCAGCACCGCAGGCAGCACCTACCGACGCAGCATTGAAAGCCAAGGCCGACGCGGCACTCGCCGCAGCGGATAAGTCAGGCGCAGCCGTGCCTCATTCCTTGGGGGACATTCCCGGTGGAAACCCGCCGGCAACTGATGAAGCAGCAGCGATGCTCGGCAAGTCCGGCGCACAACTGACTGCCGAATTCATGACGATGACTCCCGAGCAGATCGAGGCAAAGCTGAACCGACTCCGCTAACCGGCCTTTCACCCCACTGAGAACCCGCTTCTGGCGGGTTTTTTCATTTTAGGAGAAGGCAAATGTCTCAAACCAATGTAGCCAGCGGCTCCAGTCAGGCCGCACTCATCTACGGCGCCGCGCTCTTCGCGCAGACTCAGAAGAAGGCCGGCACGTTCCGCAACATGGTCGGCCCCAAGCCCACCATGGCCGAAGTCGACGGCAAGCTGTCCAAGCTGCAGTCGAGCCCGGGCATGCCGATCGTCGAAATCATGGACCTGACCAAGACCGCTGGCGACCAGGCGCGAATGGACTGCATCGACATCGCTACCGCGAAGCCGATCATGGGCGACCGCAACGCCGAAGGGCGCGGCACCCCGATGTCCTTCAGCAACATGGATGTCAAGATCGACCAATGGACCTTCCCGGTGAATGCCGGCGGTCGCATGTCGCAGCAGCGCACCGTGCATGATCTGCGCCGCCTGGCGCGTTCGCAAGCTGTTGGCCTGGCCGCTCGCTACTTCGAGCAGCGCACGCTGGTACAACTGGCTGGCGCCCGCGGTCAAGCTGACGGCAATGATTGGGTGGTTCCGCTGCAGTTCGCTTCCGGCGCCGCGTCCGGTGGTGATGCGGAATTCTCCGACATCATGGTCAATCCGGTACTTGCCCCGACCTACAACCGGCATTACGTGATCAATGGCGCCAATCTGACGCAAGGCGGGCAGCAACTCGGCTCGATCGCCTCGACCGACGACCTGACGCTGGCGCACATCGACCAACTGCGCAACATCATCGACAACCTGGACCTGACCTTGCAGCCGGTTCAGATCGCCGATGACCCCGCCGCTGGCGATGAGCCGATGTGGGTGATGCTCTGCCCGCCGAACGTGTATTCGCAATTGCTGACCGAGGGCTCCCTGCGCGCCTTCCAGCAGAACGCGATTACCCGCGCGGCCTACGGCAGCAAGCACCCGCTGTTCCGTGGCGAAGTTGGCATGTGGAACGGCATCCTCGTCAAGAAGATGTCGCGCACCATCCGCTTCCTGCCAGGCGACTACGCCAAGATCATCCCGTCGGCCAACGCGGCGACGGCGACCGAGACGGCGCAGCAGGTCAATGCGGCTCTGACGGCTGGCTACGGCGTCGAGCGTTGCATCCTGATGGGCGCGCAGGCTCTGGCTTGCGCCTACGGCAAGGATGCGGCCAGCGGTACGCACTACTCCTGGGCCGAAAAGCTGCACAACTTCGAGCGCGAGCCCGAGTTTGCCGTCTTCGGCGTGGAAGGTTCGACCAAGGTCCGTTTCAACGTCCCCAACTCGACCGGCACCAAGATCCCCACGGATCACGGCGTCATCGTGGTGGACGTCGCGGTGAAGCTCTCCGCCTAACCCATCAACTGTGAAGTAAGCCGCCGGCGCTGTTTCGTCGGCGGCAACCCCATCTAAAGGAGCCTCACCATGGGAACCGTAACCAGTACCAACCGCAACACGATGTACGCCAGCGATGGCGGCAACCAGTCCGTGTTCTGCGATTCCGTTGCCATCACCAATGCCGACTTCGACGCCGCGGACATCATCAAGCTCGTTCGCGTCCCGGCCGGCACCGACGTGCATCGCGTCACCATCAAGACTCCGGAGCTTGATACGCACGGCTCGCCAACCCTGACCGCCAAGATCGGATTCACCCCGATCGATGGCAGTTCCGCCGTTTCCGGTGCAGATACCGCCATTGCTGCTGATGGCGCCTGGGGCCAGAACGCCGAAACCGTCACGACCAACGTCTTCCCGCCCTACCGCGTGGAGGTCGATTCGTGGCTGACGATCGTGATCGGCACCGGCGCTGCTACCGAGGCCGCATCGGGAACGATCTACGCCAAGGTCGAAGGCGAAGCGCTGGGCGTCCAGTAAGCAGGAGCGCAGGCATCAACGGGCGGGCTCTTTACGGGGTCCGCTCGCTTCTTTTCAGGAGTCACACCACATGAACACCAACGCAATTGTCGGGATCCGCTACGTCGGAAAGAAGGACCGCCAGGAGGATACGGTTTGCAAGACCGGCGCTGTCTGGTTGCCCGGCCAGATCCATAACTTCGGCGGCGAACTGGCAAAAGCGCTGCTGGTGCACACGGATTCCTTCGCCCGCGCGCCAATCTCTGCCGACGGCGGAACCTTCCTGACCATGGGCAAGAATCGCGCACTGAACAAGCAGCATGACGTTGCCGCCTTCGTCAATCTCAACGGCATGAGCATCGATCAACTGGTGCATTTCGCCCGCCGCGAGCTTGACCGCGTGGTTCAGATCGACGGCAAGGACGAAATGCAGATCCGGCGCGAAGTGCTGTCGCTGATGACCAATCACAGTCTCGACGTTGAGGCCGAGCGCAAGAAGGCCGAGCAGTCCGAGGATGGTCGCACCCCGGTTACCTTCATGGCCACCGCCGAGGAATACGCCGCGCTGAACGAGGGCACGGTAAAGCTGGCGCTGGTTCCGACCGAGATCCTTCAGGCAGTCATCGAGCCAGCGGCCGACGATCAATCGAAGACTGAAGGCGACGAGGAAGATAACGCACCGCCTTCGCTTACCGAGTTGCTGGCCAGCCTGGAAAAGCCGCAACTGATGGACTTCGCCCGTCAAGAAGGCATCACATTCAGCAACAACATCCCGGCCGACAAGCTGCGGGAAAAGATTTTCGCTGAACTGACGGCCCGCGAGACGCAGAAGGCCGCATAAGCCATGGCCGCGCTGACCGCCCTGCGTTCCAAGGTGCAGCCGCATGTGCTCGGCTGCCCGTTGCCGATGATCGACGATGCCATTCTTCAGGCGGTCGTCGAGTTCTGCAACCGGTCGCGCGCCTATCGCTTCACGCCAGCGCAGATTGCTGTGGTGGCGAGTACCGCCGACTACACGGTTTCCGACTTGCCGGCCAATACGGCGATTGCCTGGCTGCTGTCGGCCGAGCTTGACGAAGTGCCGATCAACACGCCTGACGCCGGATCCATTCCTGTGCTGTGGGAAACGGAAGAGGGAAGCCCGTCAGCGGTTGTAGTTGTCAGCGATACCGAAGTGGGCCTGCGTAGGGTGCCGGACGAGGCGGGAACGCTCGACATGCGCCTGGCACTTCGCCCTTCTCAGTCGGCCACAACCTATCCGGACGAGTTCCACAACCTCTACCAAGACCAGATCGCGGCCGGGGCACTGGCGAAGCTGTACGCACAGCCACGCAAGGCATGGTCAACGCCGGATCTGGTGAATGACTGCCGCGATCAATTCGAGCGCGCGATTTACGCGGCGGAATACCGGGCTGACCGAGGCGGTGCGGCGGCACCGGCACGCACGGCATTGAATCTCATCGGCGGTAGGTAATCACTTTTTTAAAGGAGCATCACCATGGCACTCAAATACAGCACAACCCTGCGCAACGCGCAACTCGACACGATTGAAACCACCATCAGCACGTCGCCCAAGCTGCGCGTCTATTCCGGCGCGGCCCCTGCGGATTGTGCGACGGCGGCCAGCGGTACGCTGCTGCTGGACATCACGCTGCCATCCGACTGGATGGCTGCGGCGTCGAGTGGCTCGAAGGCCAAGAGCGGCACCTGGTCGGGGACTGGCGCTGCCGGGGCAAGCACCGGGACGAACGCCGGCTACTGGCGCGTCTATGACAGCGCTGGTACTACCTGTCACATACAGGGCACCGTGACCGTGACCGGCGGTGGCGGCGACATGACCATGGACAATATCTCCATCGCACAGAACCAAGTCGTCGCGGTCAATACCTTCACGGTATCGGCGCTCAACGCTTAATAGGGGCTATCCATGGTTGCGGTCACTCACGCCTTTGTTTCTGCGGTTCCCGATGGCGGAGATTCGTCCGTCGTGCAGCCGTCAGATTGGAACGATCCTCATGTAGTCGATGAAACCCTGACCATCAGCAACAAGACCGGCGCTTACACCGTGGTGGCCGGCGACCTTGGCAGCATCATCAACTGCACCAGCGGCACGTTTTCGGTGAGCTATACCGCCGCCGCCACGCTGGGGAGTGGCTTCCACAATTGGGTGTGGAATAGTGGCACGGGGGTGATTACGATTGATCCGAACGGCGCCGAAACCGTTGACGGAAAATCCACGCTTGTCCTGCGGCAGGGCGAGGGCGTGCAGGTGGTGTGCGACGGCACCAACCTAAAAACCGCGGCCAAGAAGGCGATGCGCGGATATGCGGAAAATATAACCGCTGCGGAAGCGCGCCCTACTGCAACAGGAGACAACTCTGTAGCGGTCGGCACGTCTTCCACCGCGTCGGGGAATTATTCGGGGGCGTACGGCACAAATGCGTCAGCGTCTGCCAACTTCTCAACGGCCATCGGTATTAATTCAAACGGCCTTGGTTCTCAAACCGTCACCGGCGCCGGTTCCATGTCCCTCGGCGGCTCCTACGCCTCCGGCGCCGATGCCCTGGCCGCCGCCATCGCCAACAATACGTCGAGCTACGGGGCCACGGGGGCGAACAGCGTGGCGTTGGCATATCAAGCGAAAGCGTCTGGGTCGCGGAGTTATGCAATAGGTCATCAGTCCACAGCATCTGGCAACGATGCCACGGCCCTTGGGTACTACTGTACAGCCTCCGGTGCCGGCAGTTTTGCGAAAGGCGGACAAGGGTTCGCTCTTGCAACTGCGTCTGGGACGTACTCATGCGCGTGGAATGATTACGCTGTGGCCGCGCAGATTGGCAAATACGCCTATACGTCTGGCTATGCATTTGTGGCCGGGGGCGCACAGTTTGGGTATATGGTAGTCGTGAAAGCCACGACGGACGCAACGGCAAGCGTTTTGACGAGCGACATCAACGCGGCCACCACCACAAACCAAGTCATCCTCCCAAACAACAGCGCCTTTGCCTTTGATGGCCTCGTCGTGTCCCGTCGTCAAGCAGCGGGCGGCACCGAGTCTGCGTCATGGAAAGTTGAAGGGCATATTAGGCGCGATGCGAACGCGGCTTCTACGACCCTCGTTGCTTCCACCGTGACCGCCATCAGCAACGTGCCCGGCTGGACGCTGGCCCTGAGCGCCGACACCACCAACGGCGGCTTGGCAGTCACTTTCACCGGGGCTGCGGCCACCAACATCCGCACCGTTGCCAATATTCGCACTGTCGAAGTTACCTACGCATAAAGGACACCATCATGGCTATTTCGCTCGACCTCTCACAATCACAATTCGGCGTTCCGTTCTCTGGAGCCTACTTTCGCATCGTCACGGCTGCGATCACTTACCAGCGCGGCGGAAATCGCTCGGTCATGATCGATGTTGCCGGCTATGCCACACAGCCCGGCAACGACGACACGCGGGAAATTGACTTCAGGCGTTATCACGCCCCTTATGCCGACGTCGAAGCCCAGCCCGGCGCCGATTTCATCGCCCGCTGCTACGCCTGGGTGATGGCGCAGGACGACATGGCTGGATCAGCGGCGGCCTAATACCATGCCCGCTTTTCAGGTCGGCGCGTTTCAGGTTGATGCGTTCCAGATAGCCACCTTGATGTCGATGTCGGTTTCCCAAGAGGGAAACACGATCTCGGCAGACAGCACCGTAGCCATTGCCGCATCCGCTACCCCTGGCGAGTCCTACGGTATCTCGGCTGACGGGTCGGTGTCGATCGTCGCCGACTCGGCGGTGCAATCCGGCGATGGGATTTCCGCTGCTGCTGCCGTTGCCATCGCCGCGGATGCCTCGGTCACGCAGGACGCGAACATGGAAACGGCGACGGCGAGCGCGATCGTCGGTGCGGACGTATCGACATCCCAAGACGCGAACACCGTGACAGCGGACGGAACCGTGGCCATCGTCATGGACGGGGCCGTTGGCGAGTCCTATGGCTTGTCGTCGGATGGTTCGGTCGCCATCGTAGCCGACCTTTCATCCTCGCAGTCCGATGCGATCACGGCCGAGGCTGCCGTTGCCATTGCGGCTGCCGCGGCGGTCACGCAGGACGCGAACACCCTTTCATCGAAATTCCGCCCGGGTCTGCGCGAGCACACGGGCGGCGCTACGCTCACGGAGCACTGAGCCATGGTAATGACCGTGCAGGACATCATCACCGATGCGCGCTACACCCTGCAGGATACCGTCGAGGCCGACTACCGCATGTCGAACACCGAGGCCGTGATCTACGTCAACGACGCCATGGCCGAGATTTGCGAGATCAGGCCGGACCTGTTCAAGGCGCTGGGTGACCTGACCTGCATCGAAGCGCAATGCGACCAGACCGTGACCTTTGCCGAGGCCAAGGCGCTTGTCGAAGTCCTGTCGATTCACGGTGGGGCGGCGGTTCCAGAGTGCGACATGGCGGCGCTGGACGCATTTCTGCCGGGATGGCGGGCCGCTACTGCCGGCGCGGCGGTGAACTGGATGCGCAAGCCAGGCGATCCGTTGCGGTTCTTCATCTACCCGAAGGCGCCTGCAGATCAGATTCTCGACGTGCTCTACGTCAAGAACCCGGTCATCCTGGCAATTGGCGATGCCATCACCGAACTGCCGGGTACCATGAAACCGGCCTTGGTGTATTACGTGGTCTGGCGGGCGGAAGCCAAGGACGACGAGCATGTGGACTCAGGCCGCGCCAGCGCCGGGTATCAAGCATTCTTGGGGCTGGTCAAGGGGGCGGCATGATCATCCGGATCGCCCAGCCGACCGGCGTAATCCCGCGCTTGTCGCCGCGCGAGCTTCCGGACAATGCCGCACAGGTGGCGGTGAATTGCTACTTCGACGCGGGCGGCCTTCGCCCATGGAACTCGCCCGGGGCATCGGTGGCGACGGTGGCCAACAACAACGGCCAGACTCTGTACCGGTTCGGCCAAGATGTCGTCGGCGACGCTCAATACTGGTTCAGCTATGCCGGCGTGCGCGACATCGCCCGCGTGCCGGTAGCCGGCGACACAGCGGAAAAGACCGTCATCACCGGCGGCAGCTATCCGGAAATCACGGATAGTTCGCTTGCCGTGGCGTCCTCGCCGTATCCGGCGGATACCTACCGCCTGGGCATCACCACGCCGGATACCGCCATCAGCACGGCAACCGTGGGCGGCACGGCGACGCCGAACACAACGGCCGAAGATCGGTACTACATCTACACCTGGGTCACGTCCTGGGGCGAAGAATCGGCGCCATCGCCGGCCAAGGGTCCGGTATCGGTCAAACCTGGTGAGTACGTCGATCTGTCTGGGATTCCGGCGATTCCGAGTGGCGGATTTGTCGATCGCGGGAACGTGACGCTGAAGCGGATCTATCGCAGCAACACCGGAAGCGCCTCGACCGAATACCAGTTCGTCGATGAAATAGCCATTGCCACCACGACGCTGCACGACGACATTGCCGACGGCGACCTGGGCGAGGTCTGCCCGTCCCTGCTGTGGGCAGAACCGCCGGACGACATGCATTCGGTGGTGGGGCTCACGAACGGCATGGTCGCGGGGATTTCGGGTAACGAGGTCTGCATCTGCGAAGCCTTCCGCCCCTGGGCATGGCCGGAGGATTACCGCACGGCGACCGACTTCAAGCCAATCGGGCTGGGTGCGTTCGGCGGCTATCTGGTGGTCTGCACCAATGGCGATCCCTACATCGGCTTTGCCACGACTCCGGAAGCCTACACCTTTGAGCGCTTGCGGGTGGCGCAGGGCTGCGTCGCCAAGCGGTCTATCGTTTCTACCGGTGACGGCGTGATCTACGCCTCGGCCGATGGACTGGTCGCGGTGGCTCAGGGTGGCGCACCGGTGATCACGTCGCCATGGTTCGACCGCACGACCTGGCAGAAGCTCAACCCTTCGTCGCTGGTCGGCGCGTTTGTTGATGGCAGGTATCACGCGCGGTTTTCGGGAGCATCGGCGCCGTTCAATGCCTACACCGGGTTCATTCTCGACCTGACCAACAAGACGCTAGTATTCACCGACATCGCGGCATCGGCCATGTACGTCGATCCGGCCAATGACGCGCTTTACCTACAGCAGGGCACATCGGTGGTTAAGTGGGATGCCGGGGCGGCGGCCACCATGACCTACCGCAGCAAGCGCTTCGAGATCCAGACGCCGGTGAACCTGGGCGCGGCGCAAGCCCTGGTCACGTCGGGCACGCTATCCGTGAGCCTGTATTCGGTGAAGGACGGCACCACGACCCTGCGCAAGACGAAATCGGTCACGACATCGACGCCGTACAGGTTGCCGGCCGGCTACAAAGCGCGGACGGTGGAAATCGAAATCTCCGGTACGGGCTCGTTCGATTCCGTGGTGATGGCGGAAACCATGAAGGAACTGGCGGGTGTCTGATCTCGATCCCAAGGCCAAGGATACCGGTGCAACGCCAACGGTAGCCGGCGACGGGGTGACGTTCTTCGCCAAGGTGATCGCTTTCGCCAAGAACGTGAAGGAATCGCTGGACTCGCTCAAAGGGATTCACGACCCACTTGACGGCGCGGTGACATGGCGATCGCTGGTCAATCTCGGCCTGGTGGAACTGAACGGCGGCGGGCGCAAGACGTGGAAGGGCGGCGCGATCCGCCACGGCAGCAGCAGTATCGGACTGCCTGCCGGCGCGGCCGACTCGACATCGCCGCCCGCACCGACCGGGTTCTCGGCATCGGCGGGCCTGGCCATGTCGGTGCTGACCTGGACCGAGCCGGACTACTCGAATCACTCCTACACCGAGGTCTGGCGCAACACGTCGAACAGCCTGACGGGGGCGGCCATGATCGGCGCGGTCGCGGGTTCCGTGTATGCCGACAATGTGGGTGTGACCGCGGGCGGCCGGTACTACTGGATCCGCCATGTGAGCGAGGCCGGGGTGATCGGGCCGTTCAACGCGACCGGGGGCACGGC